GGAAGATCGCCTTGATGCACTGGCCGCTGATGGCGATCCCGCTAGCAAGTTGCGGTTGGAACGAGTTGCCAAACGCCTCAAGCGCGAACGCGAGCGCACTCTACGACCCCCCGACAGTGACCCTTAAAGAGGGGCAACTCTACGAGTTCAAGGAGGGAACGCTAGTTGGGCGGAAGAACCACAAGTTTCACAGCGATTACAGTTACCGCCGTGCGGTTATCATAGGAGAGAAGTGATGCCTGAGTCCTTTACAGAAGTAGTTGAGCGTCTCATCAAAGGTAGGGAGGCCGAATTTGACCCTGAAGGAACTGGTTACGATGAGCTTACTGCGGAAGAGTTAAGGCAGTTAGCCCCGTTGCCCGCTATGTCCAAACCCACACGGCCCGGAAACCCCGGCGATGAGGTTGTTTACACTGACCCCAAAACAGGTGAAACAGCTTTTGAAGCGTGGGTTTGGCACCCCGAAACAGATAAGGAAGAAGCAGGGTGGTATGCACACGGTTCCAGCAGAGACCCTAGAACTGGACAGTTGCTCAAGGGCCGTAAGCATCGAACTTGGAAGCAGCTAGAAGAGGGGGAAGCAAAACTGGGAAACATCATCTACAAAGATCCGGGGTCAGGGAGATATTATTCTAGGAAGGCTGAAAAATGATCAACCCCCGCATCATAGACTCGTTAGTTGGCATGGCGGCTCCCATGCTGGGTCTTATTACCAGTATGCAGGAGCAGTTTGAATATTGGCTCCGCGTTGGTTCACTGATTGTCGGCATCACCGTCGGGCTGGCTTCTCTTTACAGATTACTTTCCAAACGCAAAAAATGAAGATCGGATTATGTGTGGGGCATTCGCGGCTAGGCGATCAGGGGGCTTATTCTACAGGCGAATATGTCCTGTCGGAGTGGGACTTTAACCGCGACATGGTGCGCCGGATCGGGCATTCATTGAGCAATAATTACGGGTGGGCCAGTGGCGAGAACTATGTGATTTATGACCACTATCCCGCGCGCAGTTATACAGGAGCTATAAGCTATATCTCCCGTAAGATGCGCGATGACAACATCACAGCGGCCATCGAACTTCACTTTAATTCTGCCTCCCCGTCGGCTAGTGGGCATGAGTGGTTGTACTGGCCAACGAGTAGCGGCGGGAAACGGTTAGCCGCTGCTTTGCGGGATGAGATGGAAGAAGCCTACCCCGATATGAAGTCACGTGGTATCAAACCACGCGGGCCTCGGCAGCGGGGGTCAGCTTTCTTGAGAAAGACACACTGCTATTCAGTAATTGCCGAACCCTTTTTCGGTTCTAATGCCTCAGAGTGGTTAAGTATCAACAGCAATAGGGACAAACTAGCTGGTGTTTATGTCCGCGCCCTGACTAAGTTCTCTGATGGATAATGTTCCCAAAAGCGTGACTATGGCGGGTGTTCGTGTGCGGATCAACTTCAGGGATCTAGGCGACGACGAATGCTATGGTTTATATTCCCATAGACGCAAACTCATCACGATTGACAAGTCCCTCAAAGACAAAGACCTAATTGATACGATACGCCACGAGATGCTCCACGCGGCTTTAGGAATTTCAGGACTGGCATTTTGCGAGTCCTATGAAGAAGAAGCCATCGTGCGCTGCATGGACGAAATATTTTTCCCCGCGTGGGGACGATTCCTGAAACGATTCAAACCCTAACCAACTGATACAATGCCCCATAAAAAACCAAAGAAAGAGGAGCCCCTCTACCGAGAGATCGGCTCTATACCAGTCCCAAACGGAATGGACCGCGACAGAATGCTGGAGGAAGCGGAGAAAAGCTTCCTTGAAGGAGTAGAAATAGCCCTTGAAGTACCAGCTTATACAGAAGTAGATCCTATTACCGGTGACAAGTCTTCGGTACCCCTCCCCCAAGGTGGGGGCCACACTGATCCGAGTTTGTTACCCCCTAAAGAGGCCCTTGAAGGAGGGGAGGCCATTGTTGTGGTCGAGCCCGAAGCAAAGCCCGATCTGTCAAAGCGTAAAGCCTTTGCCCAATGGCTAGACACTAACTTCAAAGCTACTGGTGCGCCCGCGCGTACGGATTTAAAACGCCGCGCCAAATTGCTGGAGGACGCCTATAGGTTTGGAAAGGATCTCGGGTTAACTCCTTACCAAGTGGATAATTATATTAACCCGCCTAAGGAATAGGCCCAACTTTTAACTAGGCAAAAAGATATGTCTGATCCAAGAACTGCATTAGTACGCCCCCAAAAGAAGCCCGTAGATCTAGACAAAGCGTTTGACGTCTTGTTCGCTTACGAGGGGTTTCGTTCAAAACCCTACAAGGATTCCAAGGGCAAGTGGACCATTGGTATTGGCCATTTGATTGGGGACGGGTCCGCGGCGGCTTACAAGAAATCCCCCTTTTATAACAAGACAATTAGCAAAGAGGCCGCAACAAAACTCGCTAAAGCGGAAATGGCGGATCGTTTACCGAAGGTTGTGTCCTTGATCGGGGATAAGTTTTTTGATATGCAGCCCAATACTCAGCGCCAGCTCATAGCATCTTTTTACAGGGGTGGTATAACGGGATCACCCAAGACTCTTGAGTTAATTCGTGAGGGTAAGTTTGATGAGGCGGGGGATGAATTCCTCGACCACGACGAGTACAGGGATGCCGTTAAGTCGGGGAGTGGTGTGGCGGGCCGAATGGACAATCTTTCTGTCGCCCTTAAATCTGAAGCTAAATCTAAAGATCCTTCTTTTGAAGAAGCAGTTAAACAACGTCTAACACAATAACCACGCATGAATCAAAAAGACTTCAAACCCCACAAAATGTACCACCCTAAAACGGGTCAAGCCGTATCCGCTAAAACGTATGAGCAGCACTTGACTCTAAAGAAAAAAGGTTATGAGCACACCAAACCTAAGCGGGAGTCTTTTACTGAGGCCGTTGAGAGGCGGGCGTATTAAACACTCTGCGGTGAATGAGGAAGCTGCCCCGACAGTTCTCGAAAAAGAGGGGCAGTAAGTTCATTGTCTTCACACCTTCTTCTGAGAATGTAAAACAGGCTTTCGAGCGCAGCCAGAAATTGGGGATACCCCCTAACTCATTTACACGGGGTCTGGGCCGGATGACTGGGTTTCTGGGGGAGGTAGCCTTCGGTCTCTTATATCCCGAGGCTAAATACGTGGGCGGGCGGTGTTATACCCATGACTATTCTCTTAAGGGTAAGAAGATAGATATTAAGTCAAAGAGTTGCAGTGGTACACCTTTGCCGCACTACACGGCTTCGGTGAACTGTCCGCCCGATAAGGACCCCGAAGCGGAGTATTACTATTTTGTTCGGGTACGCAAAGACCTTAGTAAAGCGTGGCTGCTTGGATGGCTACCTACGCCGCGAGTATTAAAGAGTGGGGATTACAAGAAACGGGGAGAAAAGGGGGACGACGGGTTTATTTACAGGGTTAGTGGTTACCATGTACCTATCAAATGTCTCCGTCTTCCCGCATCCCTTTGATGCGCGCGGCCACTCCCTTGAGTTTACGCAGCTCCCCTTCCAGTCTACTGCGCTCCTGCAGGTGGTAATCAATTCGATTTGTTAGCATCCGGTAGTCCTCCCGCAGGAACTGAATGTGGGTCTCTACCCGTTCAAGGTCTTCAAACTCACTTACGTGTTCGTATGGGTCCGCCATAGGTTTCGTTATACCGGGGCTTCGGATATGTCAAAAGTTTTCGCTAGGTCGATTGTCCACATCTTCCCCCCGCCCTTGCCTTGGGAGTGGACTGGGCGGACATGGGCATTGTTCTTTCTTGCCTCCTCTAGGGAGGCCATGCCCCTTCTGACGAACTCCAGATTGTGGCTCATTCCCACGCTCCGACCGTTATTGAATTCGTGGAGTAGAACTTGGAATTCTGTGAGGGTGCCCTGCCATTTGGGGATGGTGTCATTTTGTTCCCGGCACCGTTTGCAGAAGAACTCAACCAGTTCGGCAATAGATGACCTACTGGAGTTGTCGTAGGCGGCGGACGCCACCGACTCGTCAATGAAACTGACCACCCCGAAGCGCCCCCCGACTACGACTTCTTGTGGAGGGGTCCAGTCCAGCAGCCACTTCCCGAAGTGGGGGAGTTCCTGATGAATCGTGGTCTCGACGGTACTGTTTGACGGGAAGGAGCTTCGGGCTTCGTCCCGCACCCGGAGAGCCATCAGTTTATCTCGGTTGCTGCTATCTAGCGCGGGGATAACGGACAGGCTGTTTGCGTCCATGTTGAGGGACAGGATAACCCGCCCCGCCCACGGAACTGAAAGAGAATCCGCGTACTTCGCTTGGTATTCGACTCGGGGGTTGGCGACAGCGCGTTTGATAAGTTCCGTGGCCTTTCTTTGGTCTTGGAAGCTGGCGGCTGAAGTCGTGTCGTCGATCACCCACGCCGCGACCCTACCAAGATCCTTGTTGAATTTTGTCTGCCCCGAGAGGTAGTCACTGGCGTCGGCGTAGCCACCTACTAGACCCGAGATGACCCGGTTTGATAGAAGACTCTTACCTTTACTGGTCGCCCCTACGAGGATGAGCGCCTGTCCTTGCGACATTCTCTGGTTGAGGACGGCTTCGTAAAAGCGTTTCATCCACGCGTAGAAGTAGTTAAGCGTGTTGATGGGGGTGGAGTTCTTGAAGAGTTGCTCCAACCAGTCGTGGATGAAGGGCCAGTTGGCCGGGTCTCCGTCCTCGTCTGGTTCTACCGGCGTAAGATTTGCGTTATTGAGTATCCGCTGGCTGTTGTAAGACACGACACGGTTGCTGGAGAAGATAACGGGTGCGATCTCGTCTATGCGGTTGTGGTTACTTATCGTAAGGATGGCGGCTTCTACTTCTGTCAGGGCCTGCCCCTTCTTTGGCTTCATGGAAAACCCTGTTTGCCTGAGTTCCAAGATAAGTTGTTCCTTGGGGATAGTCACCGCGGAGTTGTATAGGAGTTTGAAGAATGCGCGGCCATTGAACCAGTACTCGTCTAGGAGGTTCCCCATCTTCGTCTCCTCGTAGTCTGAGACGAACTTAGCCCCAAATATTGCCCGCCAACTGACGAACCCCTTACCCGCCCGGTCTGAGTAGCAGATCATACCGTCGTCGGCTACCTGACAGCCCTCTCGGTGGATACCGTCGTCTATCCAGAACAGGGGGCCTCGGGTGCCTACTTCAAAATCTCCGATCCACCTGTTTGGGAACTGCTTGTCTATTTCGGCGGCTACGACATCAATAGGAATAGCGGTGTCGCTGGTTGTGGGAGGCTTGGAAGCCGCTGCCTTCGTCAGTGCGGTCTGGATCGTGGCGCTGGTCACAATGCCCCCCATGTTTACCCAGTTTTCGCCTAGCTCGAAATACTGAGACGCCCGCAGGGAGGAGGTGTCGAACCCCGCAAGAATCCTATCTGGTTTTATTATGTTCTTTAGACACTTGATAAAGGTGTCGAACATTTCGGGAGCAATAGGCATCGCCTTTTCAAACTCCCACACCAGCCGGATGTAGCCGGATTGCGTTTCTGACCGCCATGTCGGCGGGTGGTTAGGGCACTTAGCCCCGATGACTGCGTCCACCTCGGCCCAGTTAACTGGAGCATCGTAGTCTGCCACCACCCCGTATATTTTGTTCGGGGGGTTGTCAGTTGAAATTCGTTTGGATGGAGCACTACCTTCTACCAAGCTATAGAATACGTGGTCTGTTTTGGAGTCGGCGCACCATGCCCTGAAATCTGCCTTGCTGGTAAATTTAGGTTTTGATTTGTTTAGGGTCGCGGGATCAGATGTTTTGAAGCATTTGGTATCTCTTAGGTTCTTTATGTATCGGTAACTCATTTTGTGTAACGTGATAAGATTGATCCTTCGGCGGCGAGGGGGATATCAGATATCCATTCGGGCGGCTCGGACATTATTTTCAGGATGTGCTGTAAGGATTCCTCCGCTTTGTCGGCGTCGGCTTCAATGACCACCTCATCATGCACATGGAGCACGATCTTGTAGCCCGCTTCGTTTATCCTTACAAGCATATCACTGAAAATGTCACGGGCTAGGGCTTGGGAGGCGTTCTCCGCTACGAACCCACCCCACAGTTTCACGGCTATTTTCTTACCGTGCCGCATCAATTTTGAGACAAAGTGCCGGTCGCTTCCCTTCCCGTCTGTGCGAATAATCCCGTAATCGAGGACCCGCCCACTCGGGAGGGGCACCGTGAAAGGGGTGAGGTACCCCGTTACGCTAAGCTCGTAAGAAGTAGTGATGTCTGTGTTGTACGACCGCCACAGTTTTGTCACCGACCGCATTGATTCTCGGTACAGATCGACCGCCGTATCCGCATCTTCCTGTTCCATTCCTGACATCTGGGCGAACCTAGCCTTACCGGCCCCGTAGCCACATCCGAGAACCATTGCCTTAATTTTGTGGCGCAGTTTCGGGTCTTGTTTAAGGGAGCCTTTCTCTTTGTCCCACTGCCCAAATCGAACGGCGAAAGCTTCATAAATGTCATCAGACCCTTCTATCTCCCCCAGCATTTTCTTATCCTCAGCCAACCAGCATAGAGTACGGACCTCGATCTGGCTGAGGTCAGCTACGAGCAGTCGTTTGTCTGGTTTGGTGGATATGAGATTCCTCAAGTTAACTCCGAACATTTCCTCTCTTGGGAGGTTCTGCAGATTGAGGTTACCGCCGCCCCCACTGAAACGCCCCGTGTGCGCCCCGAAGTACATGATCCCGCCGTAGTAACGTCCGTCGGGCATGGTGGCGAAGTCAAAGCTCTCTATCTTTTTCTTGAGCGCGTTGATCCTGCGCCAGCTACGGACCGCGTCGATCCATGAGTGTTTCTTGCCGTGGTAGTCTACCCACTTCTGCGCTTCTTCGTCTGTCGCGGCGAGACTACCCGGAGGTTCAATACCTACGGCCCTACATTGGTCATCGAAAGCCCTTCGGCTCAACAGGGGAGCATTCCCCATCCACGGGATAGCTTCCTCGGCTTCAAATAGTTTACCGTTTATTACCTCAAGTTGAGTTTTAAGCAGATCCGTGTCGATGGGGAGCCCCCGTTGGGTAATCCTCCGGTTAAGCACACTGATTGCCTTTTCATGTTCGGGCCAGTCGTGCTGGTACCTAGACCATAAGTCCAAACACAGTTGTGCATCCTGCAAGGCGTAGTCACTGACTTCCTTGCGAAACTCTTCAGTCATTTCCTCCCACCGTTTACCGCTCATGTTGTCGCGGGTACTTTTATCCACGGTCAGTCCAAAAGCCGCGCCAGCCGCTCCTTTGAGCGCGCGAGGAAGGCGGACATACGCCGCCATGTCCGCCGTACAATGCCACGCGGCGGGGGAGATTTCGGCCCACCACGATTGGGTCGCGCCATATAGATATAAGGTCTCATCGAATGATGCGTTGTGGCTTAGGACGATGTTCCCGTTAAGGAGGCTCCAGTTAAAATCCCTAGGGCTCCCCACAAAAGAGGTTCCGTCCGTTCCGACAACTGACACCATGTAAGCGTCAAAGTCGGGATGGGAGAAGTATCCAAGGGGGCCAAGGGTCCGAATACTACAGCTCTTGTCGTAGTAAGTTTCATAATCGAGGGCATAGGTATCCATTTGATAAAGAAAAGCCCCCACCAGAGATGACTAACATTCGCTAGTGGGGGCTAGATATGAGGGCATCCAGTTTTATGCGATTACTGGACAGGACACATCACTAACCAGAGCTGCAACACCCCGCCGCAATTCCATATGCCCTCTTTATTCTCCTAGGGAGAGACTTTTTCTGCGTCGGGAGTATCCACGTAGTAACGAATGGCTTCTTCCAAGCCATCGTCCGTTTTACTATCCGGTTCGTCTTCCGCCGCGGGCATGAGGAGTGGAAGCTCCAGTTGCTCAACGTCAATGCCAAGGGTCGTTACCAAGGCGTCCCTCACCGTGACCAGTTTGAGGCGACTCATTTGGATCTCCTGAAGCTGTTCGTCCAGCTTGGCGATCATCTGAGTGAGCATCTTGGCCTCGTTAGTTAGGATTGGGACCGTGGGATCTACAGGTTTTCCAGACATGACTAGCGCGCGTTGAATTCTGCGATCCACTCAGACACGGCCTTGTCGGGGGCGTTCTGAGACACTGTGAGCATGGGGGCAAACCAGCTATACTTACCCCGAGTAATGGGGCAGGACTCAAAGTTCCACAGGATTTCACCGAGGTTTTTATCCCGGTTGAAGGCCGCGTACGTTGCGAGACGTTTGAAGGTCTGCCGGTAGGCATCCTTCGCCACATTGATTTTTCCGAGAGCATATCTGTGCTTCCCGATGGTGAACGGGTAAGCCCCGTCATTTTCATTATCCTTAGGCTGCTTGAACAACAGAGTGATCTCTGCGAATTCAAGCAGGTTGTACTCCGAGGATTCCGCGAGCTTTGCCCGTACCTCCTCGGTGTATGCGATTTGAGGCATCGCGTCCTCTTCAAAAGGAATATCTTCACGCCAGCCCTTTGTTGCGGCGAGCACGGATACTTCCGTAGGATCTTCCGGGGGCAGCATAATATGCTTCTTGTCGAGGACGGCACTCCCGAAGGGCGCGTCGATGTCGCTCGTCTTTTGGACGATGTTCAAGCGGGGGATATCAATATCCGAGGCGTCAATAATGAAGCCAGCTTCGTTAGGGATCATCCCTCCTTTAGGCGCGGCTGCGAGAGCCGTAGTTTCGTTACTCATGGTTACGTTTTTTGGTTCGTGGTTACGACCTACGATAAAGTGTACCGCGGGTCTGAGGTTTCGATAATGCCTGCGTCTTGGCAGGCGTCAACGAAATTGTCAGATAATTTTCTCTTCCCCCCTTTTTCAGCCGTATCGCCTACGGCCTTAGCGAGTTTCGCTAGAGGAATGTTTGCGTGTTTTATTACATCTTCAGCACTCACTCCAAATTCAGAGGCTACTTCCAAGAGACTTTCGTTGTCCATAATGCGGCGAGACGACCCCATACTTTTGAGTTTAAGAGAGGGGAACTCGGTTCCGTCCTTGGCTAGGGCTACCGCCTTCTTTTTGAAGCGGTCTGCCCAGTTGGACACGATTTTAGCGATGGCCCACAGTTGTTCTACAATCTCAGGATCTTCCGTGCCTTCGATATCTACGTCCGGTAGCTGGGGGTTGATCTTCTTGGC